TTTTCTGCTTTAGCACCTATTAGAGCAGCAGTGTTATTGGTATACATGGTCATGACCAACCCAGCATACTTAACAGTATTATCAGATAAATTACTAGAAAGGCTTATTTGGTCTACACCACTTGTGCCACCCATAATTTGTAACTTACTTGAAGGACTACTCGTTCCAATTCCAACATTTCCTGAACTATCAATACGGATTCTTTCTGCTGCTGCTGTACCCAAAGCAAAACTGTTATTAGAATGGTTATAAATCATGTAACCTTGATATTCATCTGCACCTGAAGTTCCATCAGAGAAAAATATTTTACCTTCATAAGCAGTACCCGACCTTATAGTCATACCACATCCAGCAGAACCAGTATCTTCTATTGTAAAATTATCAGCACTTGCTTCGCCTTCGGTAGTAGTACCTAAAAGCAACCTGCCTGAAGAATCAATACGCATTCTTTCTGTGCCAGATATTCTAAATTGATAATCACCTGCATCAAATAATGATGTTCTGTAAGCATTATCAACCCTATCATAATAAAGTTGTTGTACTCTTGCATTTGAATCATCAGGTGAAAATTCAACACCTGTTGCTCCTGAATCTGAAATACTTAATTTACCACTTGGCGAGTCACTTCCCATGCCTATTTTATCAGACACTATAGATAACCTATTATCTAAAGAGCCTCCAGAAATTGTTCTAAAAAATAAATTACCATCTTCACTTCCGTCAGATGCATCATTAATTTCACCCATAATAAAAGCATAACTGGTGTCATTACCACCATCATCTTTACCTTTAAATAATATATTACCTATATCATCACTGTCTGCTGGTGAACTGCTATTTCTGTAAAGCACTAAGTCGGGTGCATTACTAGCACCTGCTTCCGTTGATTCTAAAACTACGCAGTCTCCTGTGCCAGAATAACTAAAAGTAGCTGTAGTTGCTGTTAAAGCACCATCTATATCCACTACATCAAGGTTAGTGGTTCCGTCTACGTCTATATCGCCAGATATATCCAGGGCAGTACCTATCAAAGTTTGTGTAAAGGTAACTTGTCCGTTAGATGCAATAGTCATAGCATCTACATCTGAGGCAGATCCTATTGTTTTGCCGTCACCAATAATAATATCGTCTGTACAGGTCAATATACCTGTAACACCTAATGTGCCACCAACAGTCATATCGTCTGTTACGGTTAAATCATCTTGAACTTTTAGATCTACTACGCTAAGACTAGCAAAAGCGTCTACCATAGCTGCACCAGATCCTGCTCCGTCTGAATAAATTGCTTTAGTATCCCCTGGAGGTACAGTAATTGTTGCTCCAGAGCCTTGTTTAATTATTATGTTTTGTGATCCAGAAGTACCGTTTTCTATAAACCAAAGCTTAGATACGGTATTAGGGCCTATAGTGATAGTACAAGCTGAATCAAGCGTACCTGTGTATTTTAAGTAAATAGATCTACCAGGATCAGTAGAACCGTCTGCTATTGTAGTGGTATGTGTGTCAGCGTTTGTTGTTATTGCTTCTGTACCAAAGCTGAAAGCCTCAGCAATAAGTTCTAAATTAGTGTTCGTAGAGGTTCCCCAGGTTCCTGACTCATCACCTGTCGCTATCTCTTTTAACCTTAAATCATTTACATAAGTTGCCATATTCTATGCTACCTCTTCCCAATTTGGAGTTTGTGTTTCATTATTTTCAGCAAAGGATGAACTTTGGTCAGTATTTATATTAGCATAATTTTTTGTTTGTGTATCATCTATTAGCGACCAAACTAATACACTACCTACAGATCCAATAGCTTCAACTCCAGTAACACTAATGTTTCCTTTAGCTGTTATGGTAACAGAACCTACACTACCTGTAGCACTAACACCATCAATACTAAACTGTGCGTTGTGATGAATGGTAACAGATCCTACGGCTGAAGTAGCTGAGACTCCTGCTATAATAACATTAGCTTCTCCATCTACATCTACGCCAACACTACCGACAGATCCTACAGCTCCTGGTGCATTAGCAACAGCATCTCCATTTACACCTACTCCTCCAATGGCCGATGTTGCAGATTGTCCTGTGGGTACTATGTTTGCTTTTCCAACTATAGATATGGTGCCTAAAGCACTCGTTCCTACTTGTGTAGATGGCGTAATATTTGCTTTTGCTACAACCGTTGGTGTGCCAATAGCGGATGTTGCTGATTGACCTGTAAGAGTTAGATTAGCTTCACAATCAAAAGTAGGAGTACCTACTGATCCAGTTGCTGATTGTCCTGTTGGAATTACATTAGCTTTCGCTACGATAGTTACAGAGCCAACAGCACTTGTTGCTGCTACTCCTGTAAGGGTAACTGGATTTGGTTCTCCCCAAGTATTAGAACCCCAGGTTCCTCTACCCCAACCAGTTATATTAGCCATATTAGGCTAGACTAAGCTATTCTGATAATAGCTGTACTGGCTGCTGCTGCTGGGAAAACAATAGTGAAATCACCTGCGGTAGAAGTTTTATCTCCACCAAAGTCTATAGTAGCGACAGATTTATCACTATTAGTATCATTATAGATTAAACAACCTCTTGCTGTTACTGTTGCTGTTCCAAATGTTAAGTCAGCAAAATCAGTAAAACCTGTAGTACCACCACTTGTCGGTGCAACTTTAGTTAAAGCGGCTCCGCCTGCTGTGTAGTTAGTGCCACTCACTTCTTGTGAAGTTGAATAAGCAGTTGTAGTTGCTCCCATAGTGGCAGAACTTGTGAATAAAGCAAGTTTAAAAGCGTTGCCATTAGTTGCAAAATTGTGTGTTGCAGTTAATAGTTCTTTTTTAAAACTTGTAGTTAATGTTGATGTAATGGCCATATTAAATACCTTTAATTATTTTTGCTATATCTTCGCTACCTTGACCAGATAAATCTTGTATCAAAGTGGCTTTATAAGATTTTAAAGCATTTTTTATATAAATCAAACAAACCTTATAAATCATATCTCTGTATGCTCTTGCTTGTTCTTTTATATATGGATCTTCACTATCGCTACTACTCACTATTTTTTCAGTAAGTCTTTCCGCCCAAAACTCTGGAGGATGACCACCATAATTTGATGTCTTTGCCTCTATGACCCCTAATCCAGGCATACCTGCTGGTGTAATAGAATCTACCATTTGTTTGGTTCTGGTGGTTTAAGGTGTGAATCATTACGATCAATTAACATAGGTTCTTGTTTTTTTCTAGTAATTTCAAGATTATTAATTTTTTCAACTTTTAAACCATTTTCATCCGCCATTACTACCAAAGGATTAGCTAATCTATGATAACCGTATAGTTTTTGTTCTGCTGGTACGTCTGTATCAAGTAAGCCAGATGTGTGTGCTACTTCTACTTGCATACCTGCTGATATACATTTACTTAACCAAAACTCAGTACAACCTCTTCCTGCTTCTGCAAAATGTAAGTTACCTTTGTATGAAAAATCTACCCCAAACATTTTTAAAACTGATACTTCATTCCATAACGCAAAAGCTATTGCGTAAGCAACCGTGTTATTAAGGTAATAGCAGTTTAGGTCTTGAATTACCTCTTTTACAGGATATTCAACTAAGCCTGGACACCTATCATCTAATTCACACGTATAGATAGGACCCTCATGCTCTTGTAACATTTTTGCCATACTTTCAGTTTGACCACCTGCATCTTCTGTATTTAAGAACCTGGATGCAGGATCCATCATAAATACTCTATCGTGATAGATAACCGTACCTACACCATTTATTGCCCACACCTCATCAAAGTGAACTCCGTGTGATTTTGCTAGATTATAATCAAACCAGCTTTTACCAAGACCAACTATAGCTACTGATTTGCCCTTTAGACTTTCAATTTTTTCCATGTATTTTTTAAGATACCGTTGTCCTCAAAGAATCATAACGGTACTCATCTCTCCTTCCGCGAGCTTCTGCAAGGTTTTTAAGCCTTGTTATTTCAAGTAAAAAGCGTTGCTCGTATTGCTGTTGCATATCGCTTTCACCCTTTAAAAATATATTAGCTTCTACTAATGATCCATATAGTAAAGCATTTCTAGCATTTTGAGAAACCCAAGTGCCAGTTGTGTCTGTTACTAATGAATTTGGTTTAAATAGATAGTGTAGTTCAACATTATAATCTGCATCTGGTACAGGGCTTACAATCAACGTAGAGCCATTATTAGAGGCTGTAGAGAGTTCTTTGTCAAAGTCTGCATAATATAACGGTTGACCTCGTAATGTTGCGTCTGTTGGATCTACAGAGAACTCACGCATAAAAGTAGTATGCTTTTTATCTAAATATTTGTAATCACCACTAGCATCTATAACAGCTAGAGAAAAACTCATTTGAAAATCTGTGGGAGCTGTAAGATAGGTATTACCTGTTGATAAAGTACCTGTTACGTTTTTACGAAAATAATCAAACTGTATTAGTTCAAATATTCTTTCTTCAGCATTTTTAATAAAATCATCTAATGTAGCTACAAATGTAGTTTCTGTATTTTCTACATAATTTTGTATTAATGTTTTTAGTTCTGCTAGTGTCATGTAACTATTGTAACCTCGCCTACACCACCTGTCATCTCGCTAACTGTAAAGTTAGTCGGTAAGGTTGATGGATTTAAAAAATCTGGTTTTAAGTTATTTGACTGCACAACAACAACAAAACCTTCTCCCTCTTCTTCATCATTGTTTGGTCTTGGTTTATACAAGGCTTCTGGATCAGCAGTAGCTGTAAGCGGCTCTAGTTGTGGATGTTTTGGCTCGTAGCAATCTGGACAGGTTTTCAAACCATTCCATTCTTGTTTTAGTTCATTTAATTTATATTCAAAACCACATCTATCACATAAAGCCTTTGCAAATTTACCAAGTGCGTATGCCATTTTAATTCATCCTTATATTTGGTCTGATTCTAAATGATGCTCTATCCTCGTCCTGGTCAGCAGCTCTACGGAACTCTTCTTCGTACAAAGCTTTTAGTTGAGGAGTAAGTTGTGGATTCTTTTTTAATGATATGTAGTAAGCCAATCCTGCAACAAAACAAGGGTAAAACCTAAATGGCATATCCATAGTATTAGTAGCTGCATCTGCATCATCCATACGAACAAGTTTGTTAAAAACTAGAATATCAGTGCTATTTTCAGGTGCAGGCCACACTTTTAGTGATGGTGTGCTTAATTTATCAAAAAAGAATTGTGAAGGTCTTGCTTTTGTAGTTTTATTAGGAATATTCAAATATTCACTTCTACTTATACGATTCATACTTATGTCTGTTTGTGTTTGATTTACTGTTCTACGTACAACCACATCTAAAACATCTATAACATTAGAATTTAAAGAATAATCAGTTGTGCCTTCTGTAACAGTTTGTGTGGCTTGTTCTATAGTCCATTGATTAAGGCCTCTGTTAGCCCATTCAGCCAGCATTAGATTAACGCTTCTAATTGCAGTCTTTAGATCATAACCTGTTCTAAGTTCAGCTCCACATCTTTCGTATGCTTCTTCAATAAACTCAGTTACGTTTGGTTCAAAATTTGTGCTTCCTGATAATGCCATTATTTATTATCCTCTTGGTTATACAAATTATCAAATGTTATGTTTGGATCTATATAACTTTCATGTTGTTCTGCTGAATGCGTCCATTGTGAAGGCATAAAGTCGGGAGCTCCTTCACCCACACGCCATAAAGCAGGATTTGTAGCTCTTACTCTATTATTTGGTAAAGCTACAAAGTTGCCAGTATATTCACCAGCATCTGTTAAATATAACACATGAGACTGTTTATGTTGAGCGGGATCATCTGCTATAGAGTTTTCAGTGTAATCTACTGTAAACAAATACTTACCCATGTGAAACTCTCCACCTATTTTACAAAGCCAGGGTGATGAACTTACTCTATCTAAAACTACAACAGAGTGATCATGACTTAAACAATCCCAAGGTTGAGCTAAGTGATCCTCCATGGGAGTTGGCCATTCTTCTAATGGTATATCAGCTACTAAACCCTGAATGGGCATTCTTGCCCACATAGCACCACCATGAACATTTGGTGCATCTTCTTCATTATCTATCTCACATCCAGTAAAAACTACTTGAAATGATAAAGATCTATCTGGAATGGTATTAACACCTATAACGAGAGCGTGTAGATACTCTCCGTGATAATTACTGTGGTTGGCTGTAAATTCTTTTCTTACCCAACACTTAAACTGAGGTATGTTAGAAATTAAGTATGACATTTAAGGTGCAAATTAAACTTTGCCGCCTTTTGACATATATTTAGTTCCTTTCATGGCACCGCCTTTGGCCATGTACTTGGTGCCTTTCATAGCTCCGCCCTTAGCCATATACTTAGTGCCCTTCATAGCACCGCCTTTTGCCATATATTTGGTGCCTTTTGCTGCACCACCTTTAGCCATGTATTTAGTTCCTTTAACAGAACCGCCCATAGCGTATCCTTTAGTTCTTTTATACATTATTTTTTACCTTTTTTTGTACTGTTTTTTTTTACAGGTGTTTTTTTCTTGGCAGGAGCCTTCTTCTTAGGCATATTTATGTAAATACGTTCATCCTTTACTGGCTCATCTGGTCTTACTTTAGCATTTAATCTAGCTTGTAACTTTGGATCCTCAGATTTTTTCTTTGGCATAATTTCTCCTAGCTTATAGTGGTTACTTTTCTGCGGTTATTCATAACTTTACCACAACCTTTAGCTATAAAACCACCATTTTTCTTTTTTACTCTGTTTTGAGCAGCCATAGATCTTTCAATAGCCATACCTCGTTTTTTTTCATATGAAGATAATTTGCCATCGTTATTAAGATCAGCTTTAGATTTATTTTTTATCATAGGTCCTCCTTGACGCATTGAAACTTTTGCTTTTTTTGTGTTGGCAACAACAGTTTTACCTTTGCTACCTGCTCTTTTCTTTTTTCTAGCTGTTGTAGCACGTTCTGCTTTTGACAAACTATTTGCTTTTGATTTTGGTAAACAACGATCTGGGTTTTTTTTATCTTTGCTTGTACCACAAGGTCCCTTTATAGAACCATCTGTTCCAATACGAACCCAGTTTTGTTTTCTCCACTCAGCTAATTGTCCCATTATCTGAGTCTTTCCTTCATTACAATTCCTTGTCCTCTAATTACTGGACCCCCTTGTGCTTTTTTAGCTCTTTTAGATTTTTTTGCATAGTTTGGATCTTTGCAATATTTAGATGCAGCCATATTAGCATAAGCACTTGGGTATGTATCAAAGGTTCTTTTAGCCCAAGCTTTACCTTCTGGGCATATTTTACCGCCACTTTTAACTTTGCCGCCTTTTTTCATCTTTATAGATTGAAGTGTTTTAGCTTGTTTTGCGTGTGTTTTGCTTGCTTTTTGTAAGCCCTTTATAACTTTATTTATTTTTGCTTTAGCCATTTAACACTTCCATCTTCTTCTTGCTTGTCTAATTCTTGAATTAGGATCGTTTCTTGTTTTTGCAGAGCTACGTTTTAGTTGCCCTAAAGATCTAGCACAATAAGACTTACGTCTTTTTGCAGCTTTACTGCCTTTTTTTACTTTACCAGTTACAGCAGTTTTAAGTTTACTACCAGGATTTGCTTTTCTATAGGCTTTTACACCTTTTTTGGTCATTCCCGCCCCACTTTTAGTAGGACGGTAATTTCCACCTTTACCAGTTGTTCTGCGTATAGATTTAGCCTTTTTTCTGGTAGCCATTCATTAATAGTTTTTGTTTAAAACTAAAATTATTGAATAAGCATCACCACTTGAGTGACTTACTGTAGTGAAGTCTATATCTCCAGTCACGCCTGAACCTGCGTTGTTTGGTATACCGCTAAATATGTCATAATATTCATCACCTGTGCTGTCTGCTGGTAATGGCATAGCTAAAACGTTTGTTGTAGCATCAAACTCGATGTTTACTCTCATACCAACACAAGCCCAATAAATACGAGCTATAGAAACAC